GCTTTGCCAAGGAAGCTGCTGATGCTGCAAAGCAGGCAAAAGAGGCCGGAAATAAACTGACCGACACACAGAAGCAATGGCTTGAATTCTCTAACCAGCTGGATACGCTGGACGCTTCCGTGGCAAACGCCAAAAGCGCCCTGGGTGGAATCTTGCTTCCCATGCTGGGGGAGCTTTCCACGGAGGGTGCCCAGTTCCTCAATGATTTTGCCGCCGATATGAACGCCGCCTCCGGCGACACGGCCAAGCAGGGAAAGATCATGGCCGACTACATTGCCAAGGGCGCCCAGCTTATCAAAGAAAAGTTACCGGAGTACGTTTCTGTAGGTAAGGACCTTCTCTCAGGATTGGCCGGAGGCCTTGCCGAGGACGGTCCGGAACTGCTGGACATGGGTCTTGACCTCATCATGGAGCTTCTGGACACGATTATCGAAAATGCCCCCGCTTTTGCGGATATGGGCATGACGCTGGTGACCACCCTGATTCAGGGCCTGATTGAACGCGGTCCAGACCTTCTTACCCAGGCCGTGGAGATGGTGACACAGATTGTTATGGGCCTGGCACAAGCGGCCCCTGACCTGATTCCGGCAGCGGCTCAGCTAGTGACGCAGCTGCTGACCGCTCTGATCTCCGCCGCTCCGGACCTTCTAATGGCCGGTCTGGAACTGGTGTATGGTATCGTATCTGGTATCGTAGACAATCTGGGTGAGATTTTAAACGCAGCAGATAGCATCATTCAGACAATTAAAGATTCATTTGGTGAGAAAATCGACGATTTTCTATCGATTGGCGGAAATATAGTGCGAGGAATTTGGAACGGTATTTCTCAGGCAACGGAATGGATTTATGACAAGATATCCGGCTGGGTTGGTGACGTGGTTCAGTGGATTAAAGACAAATTGGAAATCGGATCCCAGTCCCGGGTCATGGCAGATGAAGTTGGCTTCTGGATGGCAAGAGGTGTGGGCAGCGGCTTTGAGAAGGAAATGCAGAAGGTCAACAAAGCCATTGGCGCCTCCATTAACACGTCCTTTGACATCCCGGAATTTGCCGTCAGCGGCCCGCGGGTCTACCGTGGCCGGAACTATACCACTTCCTCCGGAAAAGTGGTCAACCTGTACTTTACCGCCAAGACCATCACCGAGGCGGACATCAATATGGTGGTGGACATTGTCAACCGGAAACTGGGAGATGACCTATGAGACAGATACGGAAACTATTTTTCCAGAACGCGGCCGGGAACCGCTACGGCCTGAACGGCGAGCGCGGGGTATTTGCCAGCGGTCTGGGCGGCTTCGGATTTACCCTCTCCCCTTCCTTCGCGGATTTGAGCCGGGGCTTTTTCGTCCCGGTATCTGACGAAACGGAGCCTCAGGGCACTGTCACCTTTACCATGGTGTTCACCCGGTCGCCCTATGCAGCCTATGCGGAGCTAGTCAACTGGCTGGCAGCTGCCGGGACCGTGACCATCGTCTACAATCCCACCGGCGCTCAGGAATACTACCGGGATGTGATCGTCAACTTCTTCCAGAAAGGCGAGCTGAACGAGGTAGGCTGGCTGGAAGTCCCAGGCAGTTTGTTTTCCTGCACGCCCTGGTATAAGCCTGTCCCCACGTCTCTGACCCTAGAGGGCAGCGGACTGGACGAAAGCAAGCGATATACCTACCGCTACACCAAAGCCCTGATCTACGGCGCAGACAGCACCTCCAGCCTGTCGGGCACCATTGTGGGCGCCGGGCACATCCCGGGATCGCTGACCATGGCATTCACCGGGGGCATCACAAATCCCAGAATCCGCCTGGTGGGCAACACAACCGGCAAGACCTATGGCGTGTGCTCTGTGACAGCCGTCCTGACTGCCTCTGACACCTTGCTTTTCTCCACCCGGTACGAAGACGCCTATGTCAAAAAGCGGAGCGCAGCGGGGGCAGAAACAGACCTGCTGGACGTCCTGGATTTAAGCTCCACACCCTTTTTCCATATCCCGGTAGATGAATCGTGCACCATTTCCGTGGAATCCGACGCCGCCATAAACGGCAAGGCGGATTTGAAAATCTACTACTATTACAGGAGCGTGTAACATGGATGCCTTTGTAAAGCGCTTTTCAACCTATCGCACCATCAAGCAGGCCCCGATTATCTCCAGCGCTCTGACGTTGGACAGCCTGGATGCAGACACCACAACGGTGACAGTTGTAGGCACCGGCATCAACCGCAGCGACACCGGAAACTGGCTGATTGTGGACGGGCTGTGCTATCTGATTACCAATGTAAAACCCCAGACAGACAGAACCCTGCTGACCCTCATGTTTCCCTTGGACGCATTCAACCGGCCTCTGGAATTTGAGGACGGGCAAAGCCCTGCCAGTATCGGCGCATTTATCGCAGCCACGCTGCAGCGGCAATGGGTGGAATCAGGCGATCCTGTCTATGCCATGTCCTATCTGGTTGTGTCCAATTCGGACACAACGGCTTTTGCCCCTCCGGAGCCGGACAATAACGGTTTGTTTACCCTGCCGGACTATTGCCGCCTGATGCGAAAAAGCTACCGGGTCAATGTGCAGTTTACCGACGCCGGAAACACCTTGGAGTGCAAAATCAGCACATCCCCGATTTCCTCCCGGCAGGTCAGTTTTGAAGACGGGCACAGCCAGCTGCAAAGCGTGGACTACTCATCTTCCGGCACTGCAAAATTGACCATCATTTATGACCGGGATACCGGAGAGCGGGACGAAAACAACGACCCCATTGTAGTAAGGGAGCGCACTATCTGGTATCTGTCCGATACCGGGGAAGTTTCCCAATCTGTCCCCCCCCGCCGCGCCGCCGGTGCGTGGAACACCATCGCCGTCCGAGGGAAAGACGTGGACATCCAAGCAAAAGCCATCGAAACATTTGCCAAAAACAAATCCAATCACAAGCTGGAGTTTTGGAGTGACCGGAATCTGAACGTGCAAGACGACTGCACGTTTCAGGTCTATGGAGAAGCGCTCCAATCCTACATTTCCTACAAACGCAAAAGCAGCACAGACAAACGGTATTACTACAAATCCGGTGAGCTGGCCACCACGGCCACCGAGAAGCTGAGAGGAGCGGGAAAATGAGCAATTTTGCAGGCGTCACCTTTGCCAACCAGCATCTTGCCCCGGCGGATGATGCAGCGGTGCGAAGGGCCATTCTGCCGGACGGTATCCTCACGGGCTGTGACTTTTCCTTTTCCGGGGCATCTCTCACCATGGCCTCTGGCTATCTCATTCTCTGCGGCCGCCAGATCAAGCACACGGAATCCCAGAGCTGGGAGATATCCGAAAAGACCTCCGGCTTTGCCCGGCTGCTTCTGACCATTGATTTAAGCCGCACAGCCACGTCGGCGGAATTTGACCAGGTTGTGGATTCCATTGAGTATGCAGACACGCTGGAATCGTTTCCCCCTCTGGTGCAGGAAGATATCAACACCTCCGGCACCCGTTATCAGGCGGCGGCCTGTGTGGTATCTCTGACAGCTGCCGGAATATCCGGAATTATTGATTCTCTTGATAAAAGCGGAGGTTAACACAAAAGGAGTGATTACATGAGCAGCAAATTTGCAGGCGTCACATTTGACGAGCAAGCGGCAACGCCATCCGACGACGCCATTATTCGCCGGGCGATCCTGGACGATGGTATTTTAAACGGATGCGAGTTTTCTTACACCGGCTCTACCCTGACCATGACAGCGGGCCAGCTGATGATCTGCGGCCGTCAGGTCAAGCACCCATCCACCCAAAACTGGGCAGTAGCGGATGCTACCACCGGTTTTGCCCGGCTGCTGCTGACCATTGATCTGACCCGCACATCCAGCAAAGACACCTTTGAGCAGGTGGTTGATACAATCGAGTATGCCTCTGCCGTAGATGGCTTCCCGGAGCTGGTGCAGGATGATATCAACGCCTCCGGCACCAAGTATCAAATCGTCGCCGCTGTGGTGTCTCTGGCCTCCGGCGGTATCTCCGGGATCGTGTCGCAGCTGGGACAGACCAGCGTTACACTTGGGGATAAGTCCATCCTCATTGTCTCCGTCCCGGCTGGGTCTATGGTAACGGCTACTCTGGGGTCGCAAATCAAGACGGCGCAAGAGAAGAACGGCGAAGCCTGGCTCAGAAATCTGGACGTGGGCGAGTGGAACTTGAGGCTGACCCTGGGCGAACAGTCTGCCACCGCGAAATACAATATTGAGCGGTTTGGTGTGTATCGCATTACCATGACCTTCAGAATAACGCCAGAAATTACGTACACAGGTGATTATGAGGTCGTAGACAATAATGATAATCCCATCGACGATTTCGCAAATTGGAAAGAAGACTGGAAAATTCGATTCCTGACTTCCGGTGATTTCATCGTTACTGATTTTTACGCATGGAATGGAA